TATCGTGGGCGGCCACCAACGGTACAAAATTTTATTGGAAGAAGGACATACCGAAGTTGAATGTGTGGTAGTAAAGCTTCCTGCAGATAAGGAAAAGGCTCTAAATGTGGCTCTTAATAAAGTAACCGGTGACTGGGAGATTGAAGCCTTAGCTGATTTATTGCATGAGCTAAATGAACAGGACTTTGATTTAAGCCTGACTGGCTTTGATGCTGCAGAGATAGAGGATCTTTTCAGTCAGGTACATGATAAAGATGTTACGGATGACGATTTTGATTTAGACAAAGCATTGGAAGAAGAACCTGTTTCAAAACCGGGTGACATTTGGCTATTGGGCAGGCATCGCCTTATTTGTGGCGATAGCACCAAAGCTGAAACTTATGAAAAATTAATGGAAGGAAAGAAAGCAAATTTAGTATTAACGGATCCCCCTTACGGAGTTGCCTATGAGGGAAGCCAGGGAACCATTAAAAATGACAATTTACAGGACGAGGAGTTTTATAAGTTTTTGCTTAGCGCCTTTACTAACATGGAAAGCATAATGGCTAACGACGCATCTATATATGTATTTCATGCAGATACAAAAGGCTTAATTTTCAGAAGGGCTTTTGAAGATGCCGGATTTTATTTGTCAGGGGTTTGCCAGTGGGTTAAGCAATCATTGGTACTAGGCCGCTCACCCTATCATTGGAAAAATGAACCCTGCCTTTTTGGCTGGAAGAAGAAGGGTAAACATAAATGGTATGCGGGAAGATCTGAGACTACTATATGGGAGTTTGATAAACCTTCTAAAAATAAACTCCACAGCACCATGAAGCCGATCCCCTTAATGGCCTATCCCATTAAAAATAGCACAGCAGTTAATGCTATCGTTGTAGATCCTTTTTCCGGCAGTGCTTCAACTTTGATAGCCTGTGAGCAGATAGACAGGATTTGTTTTGCCGCAGAGCTAGAAGAACGCTTTGTGGATGTTGGAGTGAAGCGATTTATCGAGTATGTTGGAAGTGATGAGGATGTCTACTTAATTAGGGAAGGGAGAAAGATTCAATATAAAGATCTGGAAGTTGGCTAACAGCCCACTTTTTCGTATAAGAGTCACACTTTAAGCCTCTTGCTATTATGAGAACATTGAGGGATATATGGTGTGACTATCTTATTTGGAGGTATTTTTATGGGTAGTAAGAAAAAAACTGATGGGTTAAAACCCCAATGTAGGCTGGTTGGAGAGGACGGCAATATATTCTTCATTTTAGGCCGGGTGCGGCAAACTCTGAAAGCGAGCGGGAAAAATGAGCAAGCCCAAGAGGTAAGCCAGCGAGTTATGGCCTCCGGCTCCTATGATGAGGCCCTAAGAATTATCATGGAATACGTGGATGTTGAGTAAGTTTTAACCCTAAATTGTATTGAAATAAATACTGTATTTCTTCAATAAAAACCTTGCTATTATGTGTGTTCTAAGTGATATATAGACTACCAAAAAACACACGAAGGGGGAAATACAGATGGAAAACAAAAACTTTTTAGCCGCCAAGTTTGGCATTGAAGTAGAATTTACGGGAATTACCAGAAGGCAAGCAGCTGAGGTTGCAGCCAGGTATTTGGGCGGAACCATTACAGAAACAAGGGACTCTTACGGTACTTGCAAGGTTACTGCCCCGGACGGAAGGGTTTGGAAATTCGTCTACGATGGCAGCATCTACACCCAAAAGAGAGTGAACGGAGAGAAGGTTTCAGCGGGCAGGGAATATAGCGTTGAGCTGGTTAGCCCCATTCTTACATACGAAAAAGACATGGCCACTTTGCAGGAGTTAATCAGAAAACTTAGAAAGGCTGGGGCCTTCTCAGAGAGGCTTAACAGAACAGGGGTCCACATCCACTTGAACGGGGCCGATCACACTCCGAGGAGCCTAAGGAACTTTATTAACATCATCTACTCCAGAAACGACCTGCTTTATGAAAGCCTGGAGATAGAACCCAGCAGGATGCGCTACTGCAAAAAGATGGACCAAGATTTGGTGGAGCGAATGAACCGGAAAAAGCCTACCACCTTTAAGCAGATAGAGGACATTTGGTATGAAGGTTACAGCGACAGCCGAGCAAGGCACTACCACGAAAGCCGGTATCATTTTATCAACCTACATAGCTTTTTCAACGGCTGCGGCACGGTAGAGCTAAGAGGTTTTAACGCCAGCCGACTGCATGCCGGGAAAATACGCACATACATAACCCTTTCCTTGGCCATGAACTACCAAGCCTTAACTCAAAAGAGCGCCAGCAGCAAAAAGCCCCAGGTGGAAAATCCTAAGTTCGCAATGAGGACTTGGCTTAATAGAATCGGCTTCATTGGAGAAGAATTCAAAAACTGCCGGGAGCATCTTATAAAGCACTTAAGGGGAAGTGCAGCCTGGAGATTCCAAAGGGCCGCTTAACTAAAAAAGACAGCAACCTTAAGGCCACCGGGCGGGGAACCGCCCTTTAGGTGGTATATAAGGGCAACTCTTGATATAAAGGGCCACACGAGGCCAAAGTGGGGCAGAGAAAGGCTCTTTGGAAAGGATGGGTGAATCAGTGGAGAGAAATAAAATTCTAAACTTAGCCTATGGTTCTAACTTGAATTTGGGGCAGATGGCTTATCGCTGTCCTACAGCTAAAGTCTATGGCAAAGGGATGCTTTTAGATTATCAGCTGCTCTTCAAAGGCAGAGAAGATAATGCCTATGCCACTATTGAACCAAAACGGGGAAGTAAGGTACCGGTGTTGGTGTGGGAGCTGCAGCCGGAGGATGAAAAGGCACTGGATTATTACGAAGGCTACCCCAGGTTCTATGAAAAGATGGAAGTGGAATTGAATCTTGAAACCGGGGAGAGAATTACCGCTATGGTGTATATCATGACAGATGAAGTGATGGAGAGGATTCAGCTTAACCTACCGAGCCGGAGCTATCTTGAAACTGTAAGGGTCGGTTATGCTATGGCTGGTTTTGATAATAAATACATTGAAGCCGCTCTCGATATCAGCAGAAAAGAACAAGATTTACGAAATAGGGAAAGGAGGCAGGTGCGATGATTAAAATAAAGCAATGTAAATGCATAAATAGCTTGATATATCTTGTGTTTAGAGCAATGTATAGAGTACCAAAAACACAAGGGAGGTAGAAATTATGACTCGGAAAGAAATAGTAAAAAGACTTGGCGAGCACCTGGGAGTTACGCCAAAATATCTGTCGGTTCCCAGCTTTAACTACCAAATCACAACCGCTAATGAAATCTACACCATTGACCGGCATGGGGTTATTACCACTAGCGATGGGCAAGTAGTTAGCATGGAGGAAATTTTAAATGCACCGCCACCGAGTGCAGCAGTAGCTGAAGAGGAGATTACTGGGGAGATACCAATGGAGGCCGAACCTGAAGCTAGGGCAATTGCGAATAACGGTGACACACAAGCTCTTGATAGTATTGAAGTAAAGTTTCCTTTAGAGGGCCATTCAGCTTTAAGCCTTCGGAATCTCATTAACATGATTTACAGCAAACAAAACCTGATAATGCAGGCTTTTAAAACAGAGGTTCCTTTTATGGATGATAGTTTCGCTGAAGATCTAAGCAAGGAAAAAATCAGCACTTTAGAGGATTTTAAAGCAACCTTTGAAAATTTAGGAGCAGACCGGTGTCCCGGGCTGACATTTGATTTTGGGGAAGAAACCTTGACCTTTAAACTGGGCAGGATTAATCCGGACCAGGATATTATAAATGCTTTTACAGAGTTTACGGCTTTAATTAACACTTTATCTAAAACATTAAAGAGGGCATCTTTTAAGCAGACCCAAGAGGAAAATCCCAAATATGCTTTGAGGACTTGGCTCATTCGGCTGGGGATGAATGGGGAAAAATACAAGGCTACCAGAAAAGCGATGTTGGCTCATTTGGGGGGTAGTGCTGCCTTTAGGACGGTGAGAGAACATGAATAAAAAGACACCGGATAATTTCTTTACTCAGAAAACTTGTGACCGTTGCGGCGGCAGTTTAGCGGGCGGCAGAATCATGTCCATGTTCAATGAAGATTGCCTTTGCATGAGCTGTAAGGAAAAGGAGACAAAAGAATCTGACTATGATAAAGCGGTGAAAGCGGAACATGAAGAAATCAAGAAGGGCAATTATAATTATAAGGGTATTAAGGGATAGTTGATTAGGGTGCCATAGGTAAATCGAAGAAAACAATAGCAAGTAAAGGAACTTCAAGGGGGAGGTTCCTTTTTTGTATTTACATAAAAGTTTGGAATGAAGGAGGTGAAAGCCAATGGCAGGCAGAGGAAGACCACCGAAACCTACCGCACTAAAAGTGCTGGAAGGCAATCCCGGCAAAAGACCTTTAAATCAAAATGAACCCAAACCCGAAAAGAAAGCACCCAACTGCCCGTCATGGCTGCTTCCGGATGCCAAGAAAGAATGGCGCAGGTTATCAAAAGAGTTGGAGGAGATGGGGCTTTTAACTCGAATAGACATGGCCGCCTTTGCCGGTTACTGCCAGGCTTATGCTAGATGGAAGGAAGCTGAGGAATTCATCTCTAAGCATGGTTCCATTTTAAAGACAGCCTCGGGATATATTCAGCAGATTCCGCAAGTTTCTATTGCTCAGCAGAACTTAAAGCAGATGCGAAACTTCTGCTCGGAGCTGGGGCTTACTCCTTCAGCTCGCAGTAGACTCAACATTACTAACGCCGGTGGTGTTATTGAGGGAGATGCCATGGCTAGTCTACTGGAAGAAATACCGAATGCAGAGGATTTCATGGTTATGGCAGAAGATGACTAACGAGGAAGGAGGTGATCATCTTGCCTTTCAGTGAGGTTCATGCTAACCATGCTATCAACTTTATCCAGCAATTAAAACTCACCAAAGGCAGATGGGCAGGTCAACCTTTCATCTTGCTGCCTTGGGAGAGGGATTTGGTGAGCAAGCTATTTGGCACTTTGAGGGAAGATGGCACAAGGCAGTATCGCACCGCTTATTTGGAAATAGGGAAGAAAAATGGAAAATCGGAGCTCGGTGCAGCCATTGCTCTTTATATGCTTTTAGCTGATGGGGAGCCTAATGCGGAGGTATATGTGGCAGCTTGTGATAGGCAGCAGGCCAGCATCATTTTTAATACCAGTGTTAACTTTGTGGAAGGAAACCCGACTCTATCCAAAGTCACAAACTTAGTGCGCTCAACTAAAAGAATTGTTTACCCTAAGACCGGGAGCTTTTATCAGGTATTAAGCTCTGATGTGAAATCCAAATCAGGACTTAACGCTTCCTGTGTAATTTTAGATGAGATCTGGACCTATCCTAATCCGGATTTGGCTAAGATGCTCACTACCGGCTCTGGTGATGCCAGGACCCAACCCCTCTTTTTATATCTAACCACCGCAGGCAACCAGCTTTCCGGCTATGGCTGGGAAATGCACTGCAAGGCTAAAGATATCTTGGAAGGCAGAAGAGTAGATCCCAGTTTTCTTTCCATCATTTATGGACTGGAAGATGATGCGGATATTGAAGATGAAAACAACTGGTATAAGGCCAACCCCAGTCTGGGCCATACCATTCAGATAGAACGGGTCCGGGAACATTATCAGCAGGCGAAAGACGATCCGGCGGATTTGGCTCTTTTTAAGCAGCTAAGGTTAAACATGTGGTTAAAGCAGAATATTAAATGGATGCCCATGGAGAAGTGGGATTTGTGTAATTTCCCGGTTGATCCGGAAGAGCTGAAAGGGAGGGACTGCTATGCAGGACTGGATTTATCCTCTACTACTGATATCACCGCCTTTGTGCTGGTATTCCCACCAGAGGAGGAAGGGGACAAATACTATGTGCTGCCTTTCTTTTGGATACCGGAAGAGACTCTTTACCAGCGGGTGAAAAAAGACAGCGTACCTTATGACATCTGGTACCAGCAGGGATTGCTAAACCTAACGGAGGGGAATGTGGTTCATTATGGCTTTATTGAAAAGTTCATCGAAAGGCTGGGGGAGAAATATAACATTAGGGAAATTGTCTACGACCGTTGGGGAGCTACCCAGATGAGTCAAAATCTAGAAGGTATGGGCTTTACAGTTGTGCCCTTTGGTCAGGGTTTTAAGGATATGTCACCACCCA